CGAGTTCAAGCACAAACCTTCGAAGAGATTATGTTAGGTAAACCTTTTACTGAAACCGAGGAAAGTAAAACATACTTTAGGTTGGAATCTTTGATGGAATTTATGAGACAAAAGAAGTTTGATAATTATACAAGAGCACAAGTACAAGAGAGATTAAAAGAGATAAACAACGGAGATTCCTCCTCTATAAAAAATTTCAAGACATCAACGGGTGCTTGGAAATCAGTTAGAGTTTGGAGTATCCCAGAATTTACATCGGAGATAGAAGTTGAACCCGTGAAGATAGAAGCAGGTGAGGCACCGTTCTAATGGAAGTATTAATAGCTTTTTGTATTGTATTGATTGAGGCACCTAGAATAGATGGTGGTAAGTCAATATGTGGTTTTTATGAACCTAAAGTTGAGTTTAAAAGTAGACAAGAGTGTATGGCAGATAAAAAATTAATAGAGGACTATGTTGTTGAAGAGGCTTGGAAGATTCATCCCAAGGCAGTGCGAATATATGCGAAAGGAATGTGTAGTGGAAAGTGATGTAAGAGCAGACACAAAGTTGATGAACGATATTTGTGTTGAGGTTTTAAATGATTATTTAAAATATTTTAAAATGGCAGAAAGAGCTATGAGAAAACTTCCTGGATCTCTAACAAGAACAGAAAGAACCGAATTAGTTTATTATCAAGAGATGGTTAGAAATATAGGAATGGTTAAAGATTACATAGATACTAGAACTGAATCAATAAATTTCGATTGGGATAGTTAATGGAGACAGTAATTTTTGGACCCCCGGGCACGGGAAAAACAACAACCTTAATTGATATAATTAAGAAGAGTATTCAAGATGGAATGGATCCCACTAAGATAGCTTTCATGTCCTTTAGCCGTAAGGCTGCGACTGAAGCCAGAGACAGATCTGCTATTGAACTTGGTCTAGATATAAAACAGATGCTTTACTTTAGAACATTACACTCTCTTGCTTTCACATGGTTAGGTTTAGATACTAAGAAAGTATTTAAAGGTTCTGACTATAATGATCTTGGTAAGCTTGTTGGCTTAGAGTTTAGGTCTGCTCCGACAGTTAGTTTAGAAGAAGGACCTTTGTTTCAAATAGGAGCTGGTGGGGATAAGTATATGTCCATTATACAGATGGCTCGTGTTAGAGAAGTATCTTTAGAACAACAGTTTAATGATGCTTGGGATCACACATTACATTGGCAAGAGTTAAAAAATTTAGACAAAGCATATCGTGATTATAAAGATGCTAAAAATAAATTAGACTTTGTTGATATGATTGAAAAATTTGTAGCACAAGGAACGTCTCCTAAGTTTGATTTACTTATAATAGATGAGGCACAAGATCTAGCACCTCTGCAATGGAAGATGGTTAAAGAAGTATTAGTGCCTAATTCAAAGAAAGTTTACTACGCTGGAGATGATGATCAAGCTATATACACTTGGATGGGTGTAAAGGTTTCTGACTTTTTAAATGCGTGTGACGATAAATTATTCCTAACACAATCGTTTCGTGTACCGAGTACCATCCACAAATTTTCACAAGACTTAATAAAAAAAGTCGCTACCAGACAATCAAAAGTATGGCAACCCGCCAAAAAAGATGGCACCATAACATGGCATCGAGATATACTTGATGTAGATTTAACTAGTGGCGAATGGTTGGTACTTGCGAGAACTAATTACATTACAAATAAAGTCTGTAATCGTCTCAAAGAAGACGGGTATCTCTATTGGAGAGAAGGCACTGGTTGGTCTATTTCCCCAAATGTTATTAACGGAATAGAGGTATGGCTTAAACTATGCAAAAACCAAAACTTGTCTTCAGCAGAACTGAAGAACTTTGCGAAAATATTGAACCCGAATATTATTTCCAAATCTGGGAGAAAGTCACTGTCGTCCCTAGATGCAGAACGAACTTATACTCTAGACGATATTTTAGAGAGTTGCAGTTTGAGCGTTACACACGAGACACCGTGGCAAAAAGTCTTGAAAGTCTCGGATCAGGAAGTAGCATACATAATGTCAGTGAGGAGACGAGGGGAGAGGATACTGACGGGGACTCCGAGGATTCGGATATCGACAATTCACAAAGCCAAAGGTGGAGAGGCGGATAACGTAGCTCTACTACTTGACTCAACCAAGGCCTGTGTTGAAAGCTTAGATCAAGATTCTGAAATAAGAACTTTCTATGTGGGAGCAACTCGTGCTAAAAAAACATTGCACTTAATCGAATCAACAGCATTAAATAGGTTTAACATATGAAAAAAGATAGAGAATTTTTTTTAAAAGAAGCAGAGAAACTAATCAATGGACAGAGAGCCAAGGAGTATGGACCTGCTAAAAAGAACCATCAACGTATAGCCGATATATGGACTATACTGTTAGATAAAAAATTAAATGGTGCAATCACTCCAGAGGAAGTTGTGGCTTGTATGATAGGAGTCAAGGTAGCTCGTCTCGCTGAAGATATTTCAAAAGACGATTCTTGGACAGATGTTATCGGATATGCAGCTTTAGGTGGAGAAATAATAAATGACAAATCATGATCAATATCACTTACTAGATCAAGATATTAAAGATGTTTCGTGGGGCAATGTAGATTCTGATTGGGAACCACCTCAAACACTTCCAGATTTATCACAACATAAAACTATATCTATTGACTTAGAAACAAAAGATTCAAACCTTTTAACTCTTGGGCCTGGGTGGACTAGGAAAGATGGATACATAATAGGAATAGCCGTTGGTGCTGGCGAAAGTGCTTGGTATTTTCCTACGGGGCATAAGGTTGGCAACATGCCGAAGAATCCAGTGTACAGTTGGTTAACAAAACTTTGTGCAGACGAAACAATAACTAAAGTATTTCATAATGCTTTGTATGACTTAGGTTGGCTTCGAGCCGAAGGTATAGAAGTTAAAGGTAAAATCATAGATACAATGATTGCAGCACCTTTATTAGATGAAAATAGAAAATGGTATAATCTTAACTCACTTGCTAGAGATTACTTGGGAGAGTTCAAGGATGAAAAATTATTAAAGTCTGCTGCAGAAGAGTTTGGTGTTGATGCTAAATCTGGTATGTGGCAATTACCTCCTAGATATGTAGGTAAGTATGCCGAGCAAGATGCTTTGATAACTTTAAAACTTTGGGAAAATTTAAGAAAGAAAATAACTCAACAAGAGTGCACAAGTATTTTTGAATTAGAGACAGATTTACTTCCCGTATTGTTTGAGATGAAAACAAAGGGAGTTCGTGTTGATGTTGAAAAGGCACATCAAACTAAAAAAGATTTAACTAAAATAGAAAAATCACTTATAGATGAAATAGTCAAGGAAACTGGAGTCACGGTTGAACCTTGGGTCGCCACATCTGTAGCAAAGGTCTTTGATGCCGTGGGACTTCCGTACTCTCGCACAGAAAAGTCCGGGGCTCCCATGTTTACAAAACAATTTCTTGCGAACAACACTCATCCAATTGCACAAAAGATTATAAAAATTCGAGAAATAAATAAAGCTAATACGACATTTGTTGATACTATTCTCGATCATTCTCATAATGGTAGAATACATTGTGATTTTCACTCCCTAAGATCCGATGGTGGAGGAACTGTAACAGGACGATTTAGTTCAAGCAACCCCAATTTGCAACAGATACCTGCACGAGATCCTGAGATCAAAAAATTAATTCGTGGTTTGTTTATCCCGGAGGAGGGCCACAAATGGGGTTCCTTTGATTATGCATCACAAGAACCAAGATGGTTAGTTCATTACTGTGCCACCTTGACAGGTGTAGATCGCCATCCACAAATAGATGACGTTGTAAAAATGTATCACGAAGGTAATGCCGACTTTCATCAAATGGTTGCAGATATGGCAAACATACCTAGAAAACAAGCTAAAACAGTTAACCTTGGAATTATGTATGGGATGGGTAAAGGTAAACTTGCTAATGTTATGGATATAGAAATAGAAGAAGCAGAGAAACTTTTACAAACTTATAATGAAAAAGTTCCTTTTTTAAAATCTTTATCTGAAAAAGCCATGACTCGTGCAAAAGATCATGGAGTTATTAG